TGCACATCCTGTTCATACTGGCCGTTGCGCTGGCGCAAGGCCTTGAACATCTTGGTCTCGATCGGGAGTTTGGCCCGTTTGGCCGGCTCCCAGAGCCGACGCAGGTACCCGGCGAGCCCAGAGATCAGCGGATCGTTTTGACGGTCCTGCGCAGCCTGCTCCGCCGCTTGGCGGGCATCGAGCTGCGCGTTGTTCTCGACACGTACCAGTCCGGCCATTATTTCTTCTTGCCAGCGAACATGTCACCCTGTGCATACCCTTTTCCGCCGGAGCGGCTTTGGGGTTACCCTGGCTGTCCAGCGCGCCACCGAGGATGTCGCCGCCGGCCTTGGCGCCACCGAGGGCTTCCTTGTTGCCGAACGGGGTGGACTCCTTCGCCATGGCGAACTCGTCGCCCTGGTTGTATCCTGTCTCGGCGTTGGCTGCCTTGGTCGTGGGTCCGAAGTGGCCGCCTACCAGCACGTTACCGCCAGCCTTCATGCCGCCGCCCATCTCGGGGCTGGAGTCGCCTCGCATGCCGCCTTTGCCTGCAATCAAGGGGCCGGCTGAAAAACCGCCAGCCTGGGCGGAAGAGCCCATGCCGCCAACGGAACCGAGGGTCTTGTACTGATCTGCGTTGTCTGCCATAAAAATCTCCGTAAGACCCACGGCGGGTCGCAGCTACTATAGCACAGACGGCTTTTATGTCCAACCTACTGCGCTGGCAATTCTCACCGGGCGCCGAGTGGTCCCGAAGGCGGAGGCCATGACGCCGCTGTCTATCGCCAGCGCGCCGTACTGCAGGGCGTCGCTGCAGTGGCTGAACTCGTCCTTGAGCGGCTGGGTGTCGTAGGACCCGTCCGTTTTGCGCTTGTACTTGTACCCACCGTACATGGCCTGGATCAAGTGCTTCATCCCGTCCGATGTCTCCGGGCAGGAGAACAGGAGCGCTGCGCCGCCGTTGACTTGTCCGGCCAGCAGCTTCTCCACCGCGCCGATGCGCTTGACCGGATCGTTGGTCGGAGCCTTGATGCTGCGCAAGCCTTCCTCGCGGAACACGTCTTCCACGTTCTGCTCGTTGAGCTGACTTTTGGCCCAACCCGCCGGGTCGCCGCTGATGATGTACCGGTTGGCCGGGAAGCGCCGGCTCAGGAGCGGCTTGACATGCTCGCGCAGGAAACCCTGCAGTCCGATATTTTCAACGTAGATGGCATCCAATACCAGCACCCGCCCGCGCGCATCGCGCTGCAGAAACACGGCCGCTGGGGTGCGCCCGAAGTCCATGCCGATGATGATGGGGTACTGGTCGTATTCAATGTGTTTGAGCGTGCTGGGGGCGACGTGGTATTCCCGCACGAAGCTCTTCTCGTACACCGGGCGGCCCACCAGGGAGCGGCCGTACTCGCCGTGCACGTGCACCCGGATGAAGTCCTCCGTGGCACCGGCCATCATGTCCTCGTAGTAGGTGGCGCCCAGGTTGTCCCGGTTCTCCGCCAGGGGGGACAGGCCGCTGGGCTGGCTGAACAACTCCCACCCTTCGGGCTTGATGACTTCAAACTGCTCGTAGAGCCAACTGTCTTCGCTGGGCGGGTTGGTGTCCATGATCAGCCCGGACCAGTAGTTGACCGGTTTGCCGGTGGCCGGGTCGATCGGCAGCATGCTTTTACTGGGGTAGCGCGGCATGCGCGAGCGCGCGGCGATGATGAGCTCTGGGTGGACCTCACGCGCCTCGTTGACGAACACTCCCGTCAGCTCCAGGGAGAGGAGCTTGCGCTGATCATCCGGCGTATCCAAGGGGAGGAACAGAATTTCCGCGCGGATGTCTCCGACGTTGATGGTGAACACCTTGTCTGACACACGCCAGGACCCCGCCACGCCGTCCGGGAACCAGTTGAACCATGTCTTGAGCGTGGTGTCCCTCAGTTGCTGACTGGTATTGCGGATGATGGCCCACCGGGAGCGCCGAAAGCCGTCTTTGCACTTGGGCATCTCAGCGCAGCGCCGAAATATCTCCATGATGCACACCACGGACTTGCCGGAGCCGACCGGCCCCTTGATAAGCCGCACCGACTTGTTGGACTGCATGAATTTGCCGCCCGTGGGGGTCGCCGTGTACTTTACATCCATCAGTTGTCCTGGTTTGCCGCCATCTCGGCAAACAGCGTGGGGTCGATCAGAGGCGCAATGACGTATCCGCCGCTGCGGGGAGTGACATCCTCCATTTCCAAGGTGTCAGAGGGGCTGCGCGAACCCGAAATGGTCGTGTTCTGGCCGTTCATGTTGATCGTCACACTGAAACCTTCCCCGGAATTGGCCACTTTTTCCTCTTTGGGCTCCAATCCGGCGATTCGCGTGAAGAAAGTCACTGCCTGCTGCACCTGTTGGAAGGTAGCTTCTGGCCTTTTGGCCTTCAGGTAGAAGTCGTCTGCCAAATCTTCCGCTTTCCAGGCCGCCTTGACCCGAAAGGTGTACCCGGACTTGTCCAATTCTGCGCGCTGGTGCGCCACAGCGTCCAAAAACGGCTTCCATACTTTGAGTTTTTCCCACCGGTCACCGAAAAACCCGTGTTTTTCAGCGATCGCCTGCGGGTCTTCCATACCCTGGGCCATGGAGACGACCATCTCCGGGGGTATTTCGATCTGAGTTTTCGGCGCCCACCCGAATTCGAGCGGGTCGTCCGTGAGTTCTGGCAAATTTTCCATGGTGTTAAGCCTGTTGAGGGCTTACGGGATTGCCGGGAGGCGGGTTACTGGGGCTTGGCGTCCGGCTGGCTGCCAAAGGGCTTGAACGGCGCGTTGGGTTTCTTGGGGTAGGAGGCTGGGCCTACCGGTCCACCGCTGTGCATGCCACCTGTGTTGGCTGCAGGCGTCGCTGTGGAGGCCGGGGGTGCCATGGGGGGAGCGGGGTGTTTGTGACCTACCATTCCGCCGTTGGCCATGTGGGGTTGCGCGGAAGGTGGATGTACTTCCCCGCGAGACATACCCGGCACGCCCATAATGCCGCGGCCGGCATTGCCGGAATGTAACGACTCAAAGGTGGGCGTGTTTTCCTGGTACTGGGAACCTTTGGTTTCTGGTGTGGAGGATGGGTAGGCGTACGGGGGCACTTTTCCATCAGGGCCTATTTCGCGGTATCCAGAAGTCATAGCAGCTCCAAAGTAGATGGGCCGAGTTTACCGGAAAAATAAATTTTGGCATGAATTTTGACGGGGGGTACCTTCAGAAACCGGTGGCGTCATTCGCGGAAATACTCGACTAATTTAGTAGGTTATTGATTTTTAGGAATGGTGTGTGTGGCGGGGGCGAGACTCGAAAGCCGTCGATCTCTTGTCCATCTGGCCCCCCCGTTGTCCGGTTTTTACATAGGTGTAGGGTGGCATGGAATACAGCTAAGTCCACCCGGTCATCGGCTCCGCCGCGAGGTGCGCCGTCCGTTCGAGTAGGTCTGAGGCACCCGCTATGTGGTAGGTGCGTCAACAGCTGAGGAACGTCTGTGCGTCTGACGCTGATTACAGCGAAGCAGGGCGCATGGTGTGAGGGTATATCGTTGCGCCGGTAGTGGCAATGTCCTATCCCCTAAGTGCACAGCAAAACTCTATCTGTGCGAAGGCCCAGCAAAATGTGACAGATTAGCTGGCCGTGGGCTGCAACGTAACGCAGACGGCGCTATGGGCCGGAATAGCGTATAGATCGGCGTGCCAAAGGGTGCACATACAGGATGCCGCGAACCAAAAAATCCGATAACCCGCAAGGGTTACAGCATAGGTCAGTTCTGCCGTTCCTATGCGGTAACTTTATACAGGTGAATATCATGGAAAAAACACAAATTCTGAAGACAATCGGCGCTATCGGCCGCACCGCTGCGAAGCTGACAAAAGACGTGCAAGCATGTGCCGTTGAATGCGTCGTTCATGCAGTCTTGCATGGTGATGTTACGTTGGCAGACCAGTTGGTTGATGCGCTGGGTAAGCAGGGCCGTAAGGCTTCGCTGCGTGCATGGTTTGAACGCAACGGTTGCATGTTCATTGCAAAAGGTGCGAAGACTTTCAGTTACGACAAGTATCACAAGTTGGGTAAGACCGATACACCAGAACTGCGCGAAGTGCTGATGGCGCAGCCGTGGGAAGATGCTGTGCCCGAAGCTGCGCCGGTTAGCGTGTTGGAGATTGGCGCGAAGTTTGATAAGTTTTTAGACTCGCTGACCAAACAAGCGAACGAAGCGACCCAAGCCGGAACCCCAGTGCACGGTAAGGCTTTGCTGGATTACATGGTCAAAGCAGCCGCTGAGTTTCACGCTCGGGAAATCCTGAGCGAGAAGTACGACATCGTGGAAACCGAAGCCAAGGAGATCACCCAGGCATAAGGTGGCGGGCCGCAAGGCCCGTTATTTTTCGGCGCAGCACTGGTCAACCTTGACGGACGCAAATTCCATGTACCAAATCAAAATCAATCGTGGCACCAAGACGCCACAAAAACGCGCTCATGTTGTCAACTACACAGGCGTTGACCTGTATGGATCAGCGCGTGTGTTCGGGTGCGGAAACCCGAGGACTACCGGCTCGACAGGCGGAGAACGCACCGTCATCAGCCGGCGCAACGTGTCCGCATTTGTCACGGCTGGTACTGCGTATCCTAAAGATATGAATTGAATAATTAGGATAGGTTTGTATCTTAAATATACGTCTGTATCCAAAAGATACGGTTTTCCAGGCCACGCGGCCTGAGCGCAAGGTTCTGCTCAAACTCTCAAAGCCTAACTCAATTGAAACCCAGTGTTTCCAAGGCTTTGTGGGGGTAATGAGGTAATGAGATAATAATTTACAAAATAGGCTCCGGGTTACGCGAGAGAAATGGGAACGTATCGTAATTATACGTATCCTAATTATTCAACTCACGACAATTCCCACACGCACAAAACCCGGCTGAGCCCACGGAACCCTGACTCATTGCCTCATTTGTCCAAAAACACTATAATTTATGGGCCTTCCTGTGATTTAAACAAAGAGTCAAACCATGCCAATCACCATCACATGCCCCCCACAAGCGCAGACTTTCCTGCGTTCGAAGCTCAACACCTACCCGCCGCACGGGCTTGGCGCGTTGACATCTGTATATTTAAGAGACAACAAAGTCTCTGAGGAACGCGTTCGTGCCTTGGCATCAAGCCGCGGCACCACCATAACGAACATCGTTCGTGGGCTGATGTGCCACACGTATCCTGAATTGAAGACGCTGTGGCCAGTGAGTAAACCAACTGCCGCACAGTTGGCAGGTATCGCACGCCGCACCAAAGACCCGGTTGACACCCGGCTTCAGCGAGCGGTTGACGTGATCGTATCTTTATTAGACGATCCAGACAATGGACATCTCAAGCGCCGGGCGCGCGAGTTTGTTGAGACACACAAGAAAGGATAGCAATATGAAGTCGGATTACAAACGCTATGCGTTGGTTGGCCCTGGCGGTTTGCACTGCCCTTGCTGCCACTCCAAGTCAGACAAGCACCGGGTCACCCGGCAGGGTAAGCGCCGGTTCGCCGCCGTTCTGCGCAAGTTGATTGAGTCGGAGTTGGCATCGTGAAACCTATCAGCCGTCCGCACTACCTTCATCACGTGGCTGCATGCAACGCAGCCAACGCCAAGCCGCTGCCGTTCGCAGCCTATCTCAAACTGACCCAGGAACTGGAAGAACAATCATGGCAGATTACCTCACGCGCATCCTTGGAAACCTTCGAGCATTCGTTCGCCGCTACCCTTCAGCTACCGCTCTGTGCGTGACATACGTTCTGGCAGTCGTGATCATCTATGCGGACTGTGTTGTATGGAACCCATAGAGCGCGCGAGCACTGGTCAACTGAACGCCGTGGCTATGCGCCGCGCCCATGAAACCTACAACGCTGTGCACACCAAGCTCGATGTGTATGGCAAGCTGGTGATGGAATATATGCGCCACCCTGATGCAGATAAGGAGAAACTGTGGAAACTCAGACAACGCTACCTGACGATGTTTCAGGAGTGGATAGCGATACGCAACGCGCTGCGTGCGCAGTACCCGCGACCGGCGAGCAGCCGGCTACACACAGTGCCACACCCATGGAATCTGAACCCCTGATGAGGGTCAGCACTGCGGGCCAGTTTTGGTACTTGAGCTGTAAAGACTGCGCCCGCTCCCACCTTCATAGCATGTCATTGGTATGGAACCACCCACTCCAGCTCTGCCGGTCTGAAGGCTATTACTGCGCACAAGCGGAGATATTCATGACGCGTACCCAGCTGGCCATACTGAAACTGGAGCAGTGATCGTGGCTAACATCCATATATGGAAGCGCCAGATAGACCCTGATGGGCGTGATCTGGTGTTGGTGCAGTATGACGCCAGCCTGCTGCCCGGTGTGTACACCGATGCGGCGTTCACCGGCGGTCGTGGTGACGCTGAATGGTGTGGCTTCAGCGGCTGTGCCAGACATTACCTGAGCAAGCGACCGAACGACACGCTGCTTAGTTCCGTGACTACCCGCCGATGCAGCGCGGGACCGTGGAAGTGCGGCGATGGTGTGTGGCTGACACGCGCGCAGGTTGTTGTATTGAAATTGGAGAACTGACATGGACTTGAACGACATTCCTGGATGGGCGCCGGTGGCGCTGATCGTCCTGCTGGCTGCCCTCATACTGGGCTGCTGGATTGGCTGCATCATGGCATATGCAGAACAGAAACGTGAAGAGCGCGACGCGTACTACAGGCGCATCGTGCGTGAAGAACTTGAGAGGAGCGAGCGATGAACACCGTGGCACCACTGGTCAACGCGCTGCAAAAACTGGAATGCAAACTTCGCATCAAGCAGCAGTATGGACGCCAAGTATATTTGCCGGCCAACGATACGGCGCAGCTGTTCTGTGAGGTGGCCAACACCATCACAATGACCGAGCACACCATACGCCGCGTGCGCCAGCTGGGCTACGTCGTGACATACCTGCACGACTGTGAGTACCCACTGCCATGACAGCAGTAACCGACGATCGCAACCCCGAGTATGAGCTCTGGGATCGCAGTGTGCACCACCCGCAGTTTGTCGTGGTGCCGCTCAATCTGGTGATTAACAACGGCGAATTCTCAACAGTGTGTGATATGTGCGAGTTTGGGGTGCGCAAATACAGCGGCCTGAGTGACACCGGATGTTCGGCTCACTACTGTGGCGGCGCCGTATGGCTGCATGAGACTCAAGCCGTTGTGCTGCGTCTGGAGGAATGATATGCGCACAGGCAGAAGGGCAACCATACACGGCGTGGACTGCGTGGAAATATCCATAGCAGATCGCCGCGACATGATAGGCATCGAAACGAGAACCACCGGTGTAAGGACAGACTTGTGCGGCCTGTGCCCACACACGCGAGGCCCTAACCGCCACTGTGACAGTAGCTGTGGAGACCGTGAGGTCTGGGTGCCCGTCACAGCAGCAGTCGCTTATGCCATGGAGGAATGATATGAGCAAGGAAGGAGATCGCGCCGATGTCAACGGCGAACCCTGTGTGCGCTGCCTCACAACAAAAGTGATACGCCATTCCGGCCGGCCCTGTGCGATGTGCCCGGAGAATGACACGCGGAAAATAGACGATGTTACAGGACATTACAGCTGTTCGGAGTCGTGCGACTACGAGTACGTCTGGGTTCGGCTGACCGACTTCGTTGCATTGCGCATGGAAGACAAGTTATAAGGGCATCGCTGCCAGCCCTGATGGCAGCACAACACTCAAGGACTAAAAATGAAATTCTCTGATGTCAAGACTTCGATCATCGCCCAGTTCAACCAGGACCGCGCTGACGCCAACAAGACCGTGTTCATGATCATGGGCCAGCCCGGTGGAGGCAAGTCGGCCTGTGCCCGTGAGGCACTGCGTGAGCTGGGCTTCGACCATACCAACACCGTGGAGTTTGTCGCGTCGCTGCGTGATCCCGTGGACGTCCTGGGCACACCGAACAACAACGGCGAGTTCACCAAGTGGGTGCCGCCCGAAGAGTTCTACAAGCTGCGCAAGGGCGTGGGCCGCTGCGCGCTCCTGCTGGAAGAACTGTCTGATGCCATGGTGCCCATGCAGAACGCGCTGTGCGGGGTGATCTATGACCGCCATGCAGGGCCGCTGGAACTCAGTGACCAGCTGTTCATCATCGCAACGGGCAACCGTACCGAAGACAAGTCAGGCGCCAACCGCATGACGACCAAGCTGGCCGGCCGTACCCGGCGCATCGACTTCACGGAGAACCTGGATGAGTGGGTCGAACACGCCAACAAGATGAACTGGCCGGTGGAGCTGATCCAGTACCACCGCTTCATGCAAGGCGCAGCACTGGTCGACTTTGACGCGAACCGCTACTGCAACGCGACACCGCGTACATGGGAAGATGTGGCACGCATGCCCACTGGCCTGCCGTCACACGTGGAGCTGGACAACATCGCAGGCAGCGTCGGCGCTGGCCGTGCTGCGGAGTACATCGGCTTCAAGAACCTGTTCGGCCAGCTGCCAGACCCGCTCGACATCCTGATGGACCCGGCCAACGCCATCGTGCCGGAGAAACTCGATGCGCGCTATGCAGTCATGGGTGCCATATCCCGCGCTGCCAGCGCTGACAACTTCGAGGCAGTGTGCACCTACACTGACCGCTTCGCCCCCGAGCTGCGCGTGGTCTGCGTCAAGGACGCCATCAAGCGTTGCCCGGCCATCAAGCGCACAAGGGCGTTCCAGTCGTGGGCCGCAGATAACGCTGCTGTCCTCATCTGACACACCCAAGCAGTACACCCTGACAACCCGCACCGGTGTTGAGCTGGTCGTGGCCTGCGAGACAGACGGATGCGAAGGATGCTGGGGTGAAAATGAACCCGGTGACCTACCCGGCAGGGTAAACGACCGTTGCCGAGAATTACCTTTTGACTGCTCGCCGCGCCATGTCATCTGGGTTAAATCAACCAAGATACGGCGGGTGGCAGCTGCCGTACTGGCCCTGGAGGGTGTATGACAATATTCATCGCAGTGGATGCCATCGTCACGCAGTTCAACCTTGATCTGCGCAGCTACCCGTATAAGGCTATATGTTATGGGTGTGATGCGTCAGGTACAGATGCGTGCCATAGACTGAACGCGGCACGACCCGCTGACTGCGGGTACAGAATCATCTGGATACGGGACACGGCTGAAGCGTGTCAGGAATACATCATCAAGAAACTGGAGAACTGAAATGCCAAGCGAATTAATCCGCAAACAACTTATGGACCTACCGGAGGAGCTTCGGCAGCGTGTCTTCGATGTACTGATGGCCCGTGCGCAGTACCCGTACGTTGTACCCCAACTTCAGATAGCCATGGAAGCCCTGCAAGGTATTAAGGATGCAGACCCAGTAACCAGCGCGCACACCATGCGCCAAACAGCAACCCATGCACTTCAACGCATTAAGGAAATGAAATGAACACAGCAAACTGGACATCATTTGATACCAGCGTTGAACCCGCACCGCTCAAGGTGGCACGTCTGTCGGACAAGGCCATCGAAGCCAAGCTGGTCATCCGCCGGACAACACTGGTCAAGCGCGACACCGCCATGACCAACCAACTGCGCCAGAACGACGCATCGGCCACGGCATTCACCAAGCTGTTCCGCAAGGAAGGCACGCCGATCTGGAAGCTGATGAAGGCAGTCAGCGAGGTCTATGCCTACCACTGCGATAACACGGAGCGCTGTGGTGACAAACGGCTGGTGCGCGGGGATAACATCTTCGAGTACACATCAGGGCTGCGCCACGTCATCGCTGTGGTGGATACACTCAAGTCCCAGGCAATGCCGCAGTATGACCAGCTGGTTCTGGACGACATCGCCTACCGCAACTACGGCAAGGCGCAGGGGCATGCAACGCTGGCCGACTACCCATCGGCTACAGACTTCGCGGCGCGCATCAGCTTTGACTTCCGCATGGTGCCACTGCCCAACGAAGACCACCCACTGTTCGACATGAACGATGACGACAAGGCAGCGGTGCAGCAGCAGTTCCACGAAATGCTGGCAGACACCAACAACGCCACGGTGGCACGCATGCTTGAACCACTGAAGTACCTGACCGACCGCCTGGAAACATACAAGGGCCAGAAGGGCGAACGGTTTCACACCAGCGTACTGGAGAACGTATTGGACGGCTGCGCCAAGGCGCGCAAGCTCGCCATCGACGCGTCGCCTGAACTGCTGGCAGAGATCGCCGAACTGGAGCGGGTTGTCAAGGGCTACGTGTTCAACGTGGACGGCATCAAGTCCGATGAGGATGTGCGAGCTGCGGCCAAGCTGCGCCTGGAGATGGCCAGCCGTCGGCTCAACGCGTACTGCGCATGAAGTCCCTGGAGTGGGTGCCGACCGGGAATGGGTATGCCCTGCACCCGCGCGGCAACCGAGCCACTGCGAAACGGATCGGCGTGGTGTACAAGGATATATGCTCCTTTGCACCTAGCGGTCAAGGCTGGAGGTGGTCGATCTGTGGCTGCAATCAGCGCGATTGTGGCTGCAGACAGCGCTGTCACAGCGGGGTGTGCCGCTACTTCACCGAGGCCAAGGCGCAGTTGATCGCCGCCCACATATCGATACTGATGGGAGAGACATCATGAAGCACCTAGTAGAGCACAACGGAAAGTTTTACCGCTTCGTCGTGGCGCCATGGGCGACGTCTGAACTGGGGGACAACCACCGCTGCCAGTTCTGCGCCGCGACTAAATGGAAAGTGGGCACGAACATGTTGCCAACGGGCGAAGGTATGGAACTACACAATGCGTTGGCTAGTGCGGCTGAGAAGTCTGGACATACGTATTGCGGTAAAGGGTATTGGATACGGGACACACCAGCTCAGCGCAAGAAAGCAGTGACCCTTTTGCTGGAGAAATCATGATATTCACGTGCGACGAACCGGCGGAAGACTCTGAGCTCTACCAAACATACTTCCAGTTCATCAAGGATGAGAAGGGGTACATCATCGGCTGCATTGAACCGAGGGACAGTGGCTGGATGTGGCAGAGCTGCATACACGAAGCGTCACCGAACAGCTGGGCGCAAAAACAAGGCCCGGAACCCACGCGTCAGGATGCCATCAACATGACAATCGCTGACTACATTGCAAGGAGAATGGAATGAGACCAACACTTGAGGAAGCCAAACGAATGTACCCGCATCGGTACACCATGGAACACAGGCCCTACTGGGCGCTGCGCCCTGCCCCCAACGGTCGCCGGTACGCCCCGCAGTACCGAACGGACGCCGAGTGGTACAACAACACGCTGTTCCCGGGAGAGAGCGAGCTGACCGACAGGCATCACTGCTACTCAACAGGGGAGACATGGCCTCTGGGGCAGTGGTTATGAGCAAACCCAACCGGCACGAACGGCGCCGGCGCAGAGCCCAGCGCATGCTGGAGTGGAACGCAGCCCGTGTGGCTTTCATCCTGTCAGGCGGCCACGAATCGTGGGTCGTCCCCTTCAACCTGAACTGGCGTGCTGACATGCAGGCCATGACCGCCAACCTCGAACAAGGTGGCACTTATTACTCACAACCAAGGAACTACCATGGCAACCTCATCAACACCGGCCGCCCCCCTCGCAACTTCCGCAGCTGGCCCGGCCTCTCTTCCAGCTGGCTCGAAGAATCAGCAGCAGTCGAAGCCACTTACCGCAAGTGAGCTCAAGGAGTTTGAATTCCGCATCAGCAAAGCCAAGACACAGATCGTCCTGGGCCATCCGTTCTGGGCAGTCATCCTGCTCAAGCGCGAGCTGATCCTGACCTACGACGTGCCCACGGCATCCATCAACCGGCGCAGCCAGATCAAGGTGAACCCGCGCTGGGCCAAGGACCTGAGTGTGCAACAGCTCATGTTCCTGCTCTGCCACGAAGTGGGCCATGAAATCTTCGACCACATCAACCGGCGCGCACACCGCAGTGCGGGCAAGTGGAACACTGCCGGTGATGCAGTCATCAACGACGTGCTCAAGACGTGCGGCATCGGCGAGTTCATCACCGGTGGCGTGGACATGCCCGGCTCCAAGGACAAGACGACTGACAAGATTTACAACGAGCTGCCTGACCAGCAAGATGACAGCGAACCCGGCGGCATCGGCGGTGACATCGACGACAGCGGTGACCCCATGACAGCGGAGGAGATCGACGCCCACACGTCCCAGATTCACGTGGAGCTGGCCCAGGCTGCACAAGCGGCGAAGATGGCCGGCAAGCTGCCCGGTATCCTGGAACAGATGGTCGCGGACATCCTGGCAGTCAAGACGCCCTGGTATGACATCCTCGAACGTCACTTGGTATCCATGGCCAAGGGCGCATACACTTGGGCACGACCGAACCGGCGCTTCATCCAGAGCGGCCACTACCTGCCCAGCACTGGTCAGGTGCAAACCATGGGCACCATCGTGTTGCAGGTGGATGTATCCGGCTCAGTTACCAAGCAAGAGATGAGCTACTACGCCGGCCACTTCGCACGCATCGTGGAGCTGTGCAGCCCGGAGAAGGTCCACGTCATCTACACCGACACCAAGGTTCAGAAGCATGTGGAGTTCGATGCGGGCGAAGAGGTGAGCCTGCAATATGACGGCGCCGGCGGTACCTACATGCCCGCGGGTTTTGACTGGTGCGCCGAGCAGGGCATCGAGCCCGAAGTGTTCATCTGCCTGACCGACGGTTACACGGACTTCGGCACGCCCCCGGGCTACCCCGTTGTGTGGTGCATCAGCTCTGACGTAGTGGCCGACCACGGCGAGACCGTTCATTTTGACATGGAGAACTGACATGAAAATCAAAACCAGCGAACTCAGTGGCGCAGCACTTGATTGGGCAGTTGCGAAGTGTGAAGGGCGCAACATAACGCTAATGCGCAACACCAACGGCACCCTGTTTAAGCAGCCTGTATGGGCCGATGGCATTGAACAGTGCAACTACTCTAATTTCTGGGCGCAAGGTGGCCCGATCATTGAGCGGGAGTTCATAGCGTTGGACTTCGGACACCCTTGGAGAGCATTCACGCAGGTGGAAGAAGCCGTTGGTGACGACATTGTTCCAGTAAATGTGGACGCGTATGGCCCCACTCCTCTGATCGCAGCCATGCGATGCTATGTGTCAAGCAAGCTGGGTGACGAGGTTGAAGTGCCGGAGGAACTGACATGACTGACTTGTACCACTTTATCGCAGTCCTCATGCTGGTGTCGCTGGTGGGTGTGGTGCGCATCGTGCGCCGGCAGTCGGCACATCTGCTGTTTCTGATAACCCGTGTCGGCGTCACGCAAGACCTGCTCAACCGCGCGCTCAGCGAGCTGCCCGAAGAAACACGTGGGCGGATATTCAAGGAATCGCTCGCCGCCCACATCGAAGCAATGCACAACGAGAACACCTAGCCGGGGGTTCATAGTGGCCCCTGCGATGGGTGCGTCTATGACACGGGGGTCTCTGCATCGTCCCCGGCGACTGCATGTTTGCGGTGCAGAACCTGATACCACGCGGCGGGCGTGGAACGCACAACCCGCCACCTTCACTACTCAGGAGAATCACATGGACATCAAAGACAAAGCTCAAGCACAAGCCACTCGCATGCTCGATGCAGCTGGCTGTGAGTACATCATCAAGACCCGCACCGGTGAAATCGTCACCCGCGGCAGCCTGGAACTGGCGCCAGCCAAACCGGAGCGCGTCCGCACACGCCGCGTCGCGCCGGGTACCTACATCAACATCTACCGCGCGCCGATTGACAAGCTGGCTGTGGGCGACAGCTGGACCTATGAGTGTTCGGCTGACCAGGACGTCGTTGGGCTGCGCGCCGCGGCGGCCAGCTATGTGTCCGACAAGTTCGGCCCTGGCAACGCCATGACCTCCATCGACCGTGCGCGCCGCACCGTTGAAGTTCTGAGGCTGGCATGATGGCCTACGTCATCATCCTGGCTGTCGCCATCTGGGGCGCTCACCACCAACCACAACCCGAGCCCGTGCGGCTCGACCCCTACGTCTGCTACTCAGGAGCTTGCGCATAATGTTCGCTACATCCAACAATTGCCGCCGTGCTGCATCGTACGAGGACTGCGTAAAGCTGTTCGCTGCTGTCCCTGCCAACACCCGGGCCGCCGGCTGGAACGAGAACAACCGCCCGCTGGACAACATCCGTAAACACCACATGCGTGTTGAGCGGTGCCGTGACGGAGACCACTTCGACGTGGTTCTGTACCACACGGTCATGGCGCGGTTCTTCCGCCCGGCCAACGGCGAGCACGTGGTGTGGTACAACCTGGACCCGCGGCAGACCAGCAAGCAGTTCACATCCAACGTGTTGATGCACAGCGAACGCAAGCAGTACCGCACGACCGATGGCCGCATGGTCAACGTGGGCCTTTACTCTGAGGCCAGCGGATCGTTTCCGGTCAAGCTGACATTCGTGGACGGGCGGCTCGACGCAGCGCGCAGCACCGACGCACCTAACCCGCTCGCGCCAACAACGTCGCCTGAGCGCAAGGCGCAGCGCAAGGCGTTTCGCGCGTGGCTGCGGCCCTACCAAGCCATGGCTACCATCATGGAAGGTCGTTACATGTACTGCGATTGGCGCACAGTGATCAGCGCATTCTGTTCTGGCATCGAGTTCGACCCAACAGACTTGGCTATGGCCCTGAAGTACAAGGGTGAGAAGTTTGTCGTCAACGCTTGCTACCCGCTCGGGGATGTATTACACTACGAACCATCATTCTGGGAAAAACAATGAACAAACAGCACTGGTCATGGGTATGGCGC